TACGATTCAAGTTTTTTAACTGTCATATCTTGCGAGCCGTTAAACCCGCATTTGCACTGTTTTTTTGCTATAAAAGTATCTTTGTAAATTCCAATGTCAAACTCTGTTTCGCACAATCTACATCGATCTACCGTTATAGGAGGAGACCGATGTATAAAGTGTTTTCCAGGATACACCGGTTCCTTTACTAATTTAACTAAATCCCATTTATTAATAGAATGTAATGTGCACAACCTAAGCCAACTCTTTTTCTTAAAGTTGTTTACTATTTCCTGTAACGTCATTATCCTGCTCCTGTTGCAACTTATTTATTAAAAAATTGCCAAAATTGGAGAGTTCGTTAACATCGATAGTAACTAATGTATCTCCTGCTAGACATTTCCCGGCGCCAGTAGCAACCTCTTGGACACACTGCGGATTTTCAAGAAATTTGTTAATGATCTCGACTTGATAGTCTCGCAAACGAATTGGTTGTCCTTCTGCAACATGCCCTTTTGGCCAACATAGATTACCCCAGAATTCTGTCGTAATTTTTTCAAATTCTAACGGAGGGCTTGTACGCAGATCTTCAAGCTCGATATTAAAATTCTTCTTTTCGAGCTCTTCAAGGACCTGAGGCAACATAGAAAGATATGTCGTTCCACCTAAACCAAAAAAGCTAACACTGCCGTCCCATCTTCCTAACTTATAAGCAGGGCGGTATCGTGCAGTCGGATCTTCATACTTAAACTTTTTTACAAGAGACTTTCTCATATCTAAATCAAGACCCGAAATTTTCACGTTAACTTCGTCTTGAATTATAATCTTACAGCTCGGCAAAATCTGACTCCTTAATTGTTGTTATTCTTATTGCATTTGGATGGTATCTAATATAGTTACGCAATGTATAGTATGCCGAGTTTAATCCCAAGCACAGAACAATATCAAACGTTGTATCCGTTTCAAGTACTGGTTTTTGTAGCTTGCCGCTTAAGAAGACCACCTGTGTATTTTCGTCTAATCGGTTATTAAGAGAATGTTCTTTAATATAGTCGTTACACACCCTGCCGTAACTGCTATCTACTCTGAACAATGCAGACATTTGAGAGTTTTCTACTCCGAGGTTTTTAAAAAACTGATGCATTGCCTTAAGCTGACTTGCTTCCGACCCGCCAGGGATTACTACCAAAATTTTTCTATAGTAAGGAATTACGTATTCTATTTCGTCTAAAGATAGAGGAGAATTTTCACATTTTACCCCTGTGTCATTAGATGTTAATGCATTCACTAACGAATGATTTACGTCATTGGCGTTATTGACCGCTTGGGCCGTCGCCTCATCGTAGCAAGATATTCCATATCTCTTTGCAGAAACTAACGCTTCGATTAAAGAATTAGTATCTAGCTCAGGTATACCTTTTGCAGTATTGACAAATTTATACCGTCCATTTTCGTATGCTAACATCGGTATTGTAAAATCGAGTGACTTTTCTGCCTCGTAAATTAATGCCACTGCGTCAAGGAAAGCCTTGTCTGCTTCAAAACCCCAAGTTAACAACTTAGACACAAATTGCACATTTGGTTCGTTATATTCAAGTTTCCAACAGGCATTATTAGGGTCCCATCTCACGTAATTAGATTCAGGCCACGATAGTTCGGCTCGATACTTTTTAAAATGGGAATATATGTCGGTATTATACGGCGACTCGACTGTTATTTCCTTCTCATTACCGACGTCGATCACTTTAATTTGTTTATTTGTTTTTAGTACACGAATCGAACTAGAAAAGACCTGACCGGTGATGAGAGATTCAATAGTTGACATCGATAACCCAGTTTCTGCAATCAGACGTTGTTTGTATCTGCTAACCAACTTCAACGAAAACGCTCGTTGTTTTTCAGTTAGGCCACCAGTATCGGATAGTTGAGAAACCAGACTTTTGATTTTTTCTCGGTCGTCATAGTAAGGCAGAGAACATGCTAACGTTTGTAATAAGAACTCAATGTTCATGATTTATAAAAGATAATATGCACAGGACGTTGCCCTGTGCAGGTTATTAAACAGACGCGTCTTCGAGTCCAGCGGTTCTTAGTTTGACAATGTTTGTAATTTGCCATTGTTTTTGATCAATGGCTTTAATAATTCCTAACCATTGGTTTCTTAACAGTGCAAATTCGTTAATAATGCGTTCCATGTCAACTACATCTGATTCGCCGTCGACGTATTTTTCGACGTCTCGTGAACTCAAAGCTCTTTGATAGTTTTCGAGAAACTTTTTAAAAGTTTTTGACCTTAGTCGCCTAAGTTCTATGTTTAGAAGTTCAAGTATTGCTTCGATTTCCTGCAACTGATTGAATCGCTGTTCTACAATGCCAGGCAATTCCGAGGCTGCTTTTTCAACGTTGCCACGGAGTTTAACTTCAACCTTTGCCTGGTTTAATTCATTGTAAAAATGATCAATACAGGCAGGAAGATTAGCAATATCTAAGCTAACCTTCGCATACCAGTGCGCCATAATTAATCTTCGTCGTAATCGTACGAGTCAAAGTCGAGTTCGTCTTCTTCATCGTCGAACCCTTCATCTTCTGCAACCACTGCTTTAATTGCATCATCTAAATGGGCGTCGTACCCAATAAACCCTTCAAGAGTAGATGCATCAAAGTCTTTACCTAACAAGAAATCAACATATTGATTTGCTGCAACATCCTTATTCTTTTCCGGGATGTATTCTTTAAAAGTATCCCAAACTTCAATGATATCGTTTTCTTCCATTATTCTTCTCCAGATTCTTCGTCAATTAACGGTGCTTCTTCAGTTGTTGCAGACTGATGAGCTTGATGATCCCACTCATCCATAATTTTCTTTAACTTATCTTCGGTCCAGTTCTTTCTAAACTCGGCATGGATTTCTCCAGTTTGTTTGCTGGTATATGCAAGTTTGTTTCCGACCTTTGACAGAACTCCCATTTTTTCAAACATATCAACTAGCCCCGAGGTAGGTGACATGCCTGTTGAATACGGAATCTTTACTTGCACCGATTCAAACGGTTTCGCATATCGTGTTTTCATTACCTTACATGCGCTACGAATGCCAAGCACATCGCTAACTTTGTTTCCTTCATCGTCTTCTTTTAGCTTTAGTTTCTTCATAGCTACAACGATAGAACTTGCGTAAATGAAACCTTGCCCACCGGAAATTTTGTCGTCAGGGTCGAACATATCTTGGCTTGCATAAGTGTGGTTAGTTGCAACTAAACCGACATTATAGCTACCAAACATATTAACACAGTTACGAACTAACGAAGTGAGTGCTTTCGGCTTGCGACCCATATCGCCCTTCATTTCGCCTGCTTCGAACTGATTGACATCAGTCGGGGTAAGTAACATACCCAGCGAATCAATGACGAACAAGACCTTTGGTCGATCCTCTTCGGGCATGTCGCGATAGTCTTTCATAAATTCGCTAATAGTTTTTGCCACATCGTCGATCATTGCCATGTTTAACTTTAGCAACTTTTCTTCACTTGTGTCAACACCTAATGCGTGGAGCCATGCTTCGTCGAGTGCATTTTCAGAATCGATTAGGATTACAAAAATGCCTTGCTCTTGTGCATTCTTAATAATGTTCCCGGAACAAATATACGACTTTCCGGCGCCAGACTCACCTGCAAACACCACAACCTTGCCAAGAGGGATGCCCTTGTTAAAGTCACCGCTAATTAAGTAATTTAATGCGTAATTCCCTGTACTAACCCAATCTGTAGGGTCGTTAAATCCAATACCTAAGCCTGCAATAGACTTAGTGATGCTTTTTCTAAACTTACTGATATCAAAACTCTTTGCCATTTTAGCCCTTTATTATTTTTAGAGGTAGGGACCCGTATATAGGGGGCACTGCCCCCTATATAGATTGTAAAACTAATTACTTTTGACGATTACGAATTGCTGCAAGAATGTCTTGAGCGCGAGAACTTGCAGATGCGCTCGGAGCAGGAGTGGACTGTTCAGGTTCAGACACTGCTACTTGAGTATCTTCAACTTCAACTACTTGTTCGGGTTGCCTTGCAACCGGAGCAGGTGCTGCTGCCGGGGCCGAAGAGCTTGCTGCGGGTTGACGAGATCCGCCAGCCGGTGCGCTATAACCGGTAGGACGATAATACTGTCCCCAGCGTTCCATATCAAAGGCTTCGCCGTCGACAGATGCTTCGAACATTTCCTTAATAACCTGAAGTTCAACTGCGGTTGGCTTCTTAGGCAGGAAGTCCTTTAGGTTAAAGAGACCGTATTGATGAATTGCTGCAATTTCTTCTTCGCTTAGAGCACGTTCACGACGCGACCAGTTAGAAGTCGAATAGTCAGCATATCCGCCCTTGCTAGTCTTGGCAATCTTGAAGTCAACACCGTGGACATAATCAGTAGGCAGTTCGTCCATTTCTGGATCTAGAAGCGCACTCTTGATAATGTTGAAGATCTGGCTACCGATAATAAAGCGACGAATCGGATTTTCCGGAGTCTTATCTTCTTGAAGCTTGCTTTCAACAACAAAACCTTGGAAAAGATAACTCTTCTTCTTCCAGTACTTGCGACCCATTTCTTCAAGACTCTTATCCTTAAACCAAGGGCGCACTTCGGTTAGAATAGGGCAAGTTTCGCCCCACATTTCCATGCAAGGAACTTGCACAGTAACTGGCTTAGAATTTGTTTCGCCCTTCACGCCGGCGAAAGGAAGCTTAATCATTGCACGTTCGATCCAGAAGAAAGTGTT